CCCTCGCTGCGTACCGTAGTTACTGTCGTAGTTACAACAGGCGCAGGCTTGGGCGGTGGTGCATCCTTGAAGTCAGCAGCAGTCGAGATGCCGGGCGGTGGTACAAACGCATCCTTACCCTTGACTGCAATCAGAGTCGCCAGCGCACCGAGAATGTACTTCGACATATCCGATAACAGCAGGAAAAAATTCTTATCCGCCGGTGCCATGCCAGACATCGGCTGAGTGACGAACACCACCGAGTACATCGACAGACCGGCCATGATGATAAGGATCAGGCAAAAGGTAAGGCCGATGGTGAACTTCAGTAGCGAATTGAGTTGTTCTTCTGTGGCTTTCAAGATCATGGCTTCACCTTTTCAGGTTGAGTAACATCTTCAGGGCAGGTGCCGGTTGCAGTGCAGATCGGGGCTTTGCACTCTGTCGCATCCCAGTTCTTCGGATCTTGGCATGGATACCGGAACCGATCACTGCAAGCACTAGCCGCCCAGCACATGAAGAGCATGAGCATAATGTTTCTGACGATCTGCGAGTCCAATGGTGCCTCCGTTAATCCGTTTGGTCATAGTCAAAATGTCACCAGCATCAGCCAGTTTGTTCAGGCTTGCCTGTTCCCAGAACCAGCAAGCAGACTGTGCTGCGCCCTCGAAGGTCTGCATATACTCAGACGCTTCCTCTGGTGTGATGCCAAGGGATGAGGCAAACCAAAAATAGTTGTCCTTGCCGGTGACTTGAATCAACCCGCGTCCCTTGTACCGAGCGCCGTCACCTGAAGACTCCGGCCCATTGCCCATGCGGTTGGCATAGACCTTGTTCGCAATCTTGTCTGGTTGCCGAGCGTAGGCAAGGGCCGTGGCTTGGTCAGGGAAGTATTTGGCAAAGGTCTTCATCAGACCAGCAGCACTGTAGTTCAGGTTCTCTGTCAGCCAGACGAAGCCACCTGACTCATGACCACACTGCGCCATGAATGCAGCGATGCGCTTGGGCGTGTTGATCTCATAGTCTTCAGCCAGTGACTTGCCATTCAACTCAGTCTGCTTGCCGAACAGTGCGTCATGCCACTGCTGCGGGTACTTTGTTGCTGGCACCAACTGCTTGAACTGTTGCATCGTAATCATTCTTCACCTCTCAGTTCGCGGATAACCTTTATCCGAAGCTCTTTCATCTTGCGTGTCTCCTCTGCTGCCCTGTGCAAAGCGTTGTTCATGTCCATGTACATCACACCCATGACAGGCAGGGCTATGACTAACACAAAACACAAGACCACCACGGCGACGAGTAATGACCACGGTACGTCTGACTCAGACGAAGCAGGAGGAGGACTCCGACGTACCACGCCACGACGAAAAGGATTGCTCCAACCCATACTGCTTCTTCCTTCCGTTTCCTCGCTAGTCTGCGCTGCCTTGCTGCCTCTATCTGCATCTTCGCAGTCTCACGCTTGTGCGCTTCGTCCTGCTCAATGATGATCTGCTTCCACATCGCTTCGTACTTGGTAAACAAATCGCCAAGCTCTTTGGGTGCTTTAAACACCATCATCTCGCGCAACTCAGCAAACATCGCATCTAATCTTGACCGGATGATGACGCGAATCAATGCCCGCTTTCCGACTGAATCCGTTCCTGTGTAAACCTGCTGCGCCTCTGCCTCCTGCTGTAGAAACACCTTGCCGATCTTGTCGTACTCGTCCATCAGCGCACCTAAGTCAGTGCCGATCTTGATAAACACATCATTCGGATCAGCTCTGCCTATCTCCTGAACCCGCTGCACCTCCTCGTTGTACTGAATCTTTTGCGCGTTGGTCGGGGACTTTATCTTACCGAACTGCGACTTCAGATCATCGAGTACTTCTTTGACCTCCCCACCTGCCCCCTTGATGTCCTTGTATAACTGACAGCCTTTTTTTACCGCAATGACGGCTGCGTTGGCAGCAGCAAGTAGGGTTAGCGGATCCACATATTAGAACAGGTGCAGTTGTTTCTTCATGGCGATCAGCTCCTCGCGCAAGGCATCGTTAGCTTCCTCGCAGCGGCGGTTCTGTTCCTCTACAGCAGCCAGCCGATCAGACAGCCGTGCGACTTCCTCGCGCAAGGTAGTGATAACCTGTTGCCACGCAGCGTCAGTAGCGTCCACGGCCTTGTTGTTACGGCTGTCGGTCATGATCTTCTGGTACATACCGTATGCACCAGCACCAGCGGCGGCGATACCGACACCAAGGTTAGTCAGCCAATCCACAGTTAGGCCCTTTCAATCCAGCCATCGGCTAATGCCTTGGCTTGAACACGAAACGTCTGGTAGTCAGCATATTCCTGTGGTTTGGCTTCTTTATTGTTAATAGTCGCAATCTCGTCTGCAACGCTATAAACAGAATTAATGATTTTTTGGATCAATGTAGAACGGTCGTCAAGTTTGTTACACAGGGCTTCGCTTGCTTGCCAATAAACCACGCTCCCCCCATCTATGTCTTCTTTTGTTTTTTGTTCGATATCCCAACGAATACGAAGCTCGCTTCCAGACACGTCGTAAACTTGCAGCTCGTAACCAGCTTCTGTTTTCATACCGCACCCCTTAGTTGTTTAGGGAAAAATTTAGTAAACTGCGTAGAGTGTTTTCTCCACAATTGTTTTGCGTTGACACTTTTGACCCAGCCTTTGTACGCCATTAAAGCGTTTAAATGAACCGCACAGTTTGAACTTGTTAACATCTGTCGTAACTTCACGCAACGGCTTTTGAACTTTGTCGCAATGGTTGGTCGCAGTCTTGTATCTGTAGGACGAAAGACAAACCCCACAAAATCTATGCCATTCTTGTGGACATCGTAAATATTCCAAGACGGTTTGATTTCTAGGCCAATGTTAGCAAGCTGACCAATCATTTTTTCTTTTACTTGCACCAACTCTTTACTGCTGTTGCCAAATAACAAGATGTCGTCGCAGTAACGAAAGTATCCGGCAGGCTTGATGTGCTGCTTTACCCACCAGTCGAATTTGTTGAGATAAAGGTTGCCAAAGTGCTGACTGGTGTAATTGCCGATGGGCAGTCCTTGCATACTGTCAATGATGTCGTCTGCTAACCACAAGACATCTTGATCTTTAATCTTTTTTCTCAAGCACTCCTTCATCTTGTTGTTGTCAACAGACGGATAGTATTTTCTTACATCGACTTTTAAAGCGTACTTGGGGCAGTTCTCTGACCGCACTAGCTTTTTTACCCTTCTAGCCGCATCGTGCGTACCACGACCTTGTATAGACTGGAAGGTATCTCTGATAAAAGTGTTTACTAGAATCGGTCCTACAATGTTGAGCATGGCGTGTTGGACAATACGATCTGGATAGTACGGTAGCTTATAGATCGTTCTCATCTTCCGACCATCAAATCTATCCTCTACCTTATACGGGCTGGTCGTAAAAGTTTTATTCACCAACATGGCCTGCACTTCTCTAGCGTACTTATCAACGTCTGCATCAACCATTTGCACTTCTGTGTAAAACGCTTTGCCACGGCGAGCAATGGTATGAGCTAGCTTAATATTCTCTAAGCTAATCACCTTGTGCCAAAGATTGCCATGTCGTTTCATTGCTGTTGGTCTCCCAGGTGTTCAGTTTCCCTACCAACCTGTATTGGATCGACATATTCTCCCCGAGGGGAAGGAGCTGATTTCGTTTGCACTACTAACAGCAAGCTGAGTGCCAATATTACGATTAGCATTCGATGAATCATTATTCGCATTCACATTGAAAGTGCCAGCATTCGCACCATTATTCGTATTCCTGCTGACAATCACGACCTGATTCAACATAAAATCAACCCCTTTACTACTCATTAGTGTTGCTACGCAACATATTAAAAAGCAAGCCGAGCGCCAAAAGTACGAGTAGCATTCGCAGAATCATTATTCGCATTCACGTAGAACGTACCTGCATTAGCTGCATTATTCGCATTACTGCTGACATGGACTACGTGGTACATGGTAAATTAACCCCTTACTACTAAACTATATTGCTTTGCAACAATTAGCCGGCAAGCCGGCCGCCAGAAGAACGAAGACGAGTCGAAGAAGCATTATCCCCATACGCAAGCACGCAGAACGCACCCGCAGCAGCCGCAGTAGCCGCACCACCGCCGACAAGGACCACGCGGTTACTAGATGTAGATCCAAAATGTTGATCGGTCATATAGGTTGTTGCAGAGCCGCCAGATACGGAAGATGCCAAGAAGTAGTTGTCAATTGCTTGCAGGGCAGAAATAAACCCAGATCCTGTAGGTAGGGTGGTAGCAATTAGCGTCATGTTGGTAGATGTATCATCTGCAAAGTCTGCGCGGTTGTTGGTTACATAAACATTACCGTTTGAGGTTACGTTTACGTTAATACCATCGGCCCAATTGTTAACGTTGCCAAAAAAGTTCTCAATGCCTCTGTAGCACATAAAACTTGTGCCGGGCTTTAAGCTAATGCCCGCACCCGTAACAGAGTTTGTGGACATATTGCCCATAAAGTTAGATGCGCCCGCAATAGTATGCGGCGAATCGCTTTGGCTTCCAGAAGAAGTTAAGTATGTTCCGTTTGTATTTCCAGCGCCCAAAATGTTCTGAGAAAAGAATGATTGAAACTCGCTCAAATAAAGCATTTGAACCGCAGACCAGAGGGTGAAATCTACTTGCCTCCAGAATGTTCCTCGGTTAGCCGCAAGAGTTCTAAACTCATTTCGTGTTAACCCAGCCATCGGATAGATACCTGATACAGAGGCAAGCACATCGCCTGTGGATGCGGTTACATCTACCGCAACACCATTACCTGCACCAGAGTTATTATCCC